AATGATTTGGAGTTTTTAGCACAAGCAAACAACATTCCTAAAATTTATTACCACAAGGTGCAAGTCGGCAATGATTACACTGAGATAACAGATTTCAATTATGATGTTAATGGCTATCAAGTCAAGATTGATTACGATGGCACATACGATATTGACGAATACGGATATAAATACAAAATAACCATTGAAAGTGGATATACTGCTGCATTGTTTCCTAAAGATTTGCAAGTTTGCTTAAAACTAATTGTTGCTGATTTATATGAGCAAAGAGGCGATCAATTACCAGTCAAATTGCATTACATTCCAAGAGGCGTTTCTGCGATTGCATTTAACTATTGTTTGAGGGCATTTACTTAATTATGAACGCTGGACGATTAGATAGGTTAGTAAGTATTCAATACCCAACTGTGGCAACTGATAGTTTTGGGGCAAGTGGTGCAATAACCTGGACAACCTTAACGACTCAAATGTGGGCCAGGATGGAAACAAGTCTTAGTTCAGAAAGCGTTGCAGCCGACAAAGTAGAAAGCACCTACCCAGTCAAATGGACAATGCGTTATTCTACACAAATAAACGAGTCTATGCGAATTGTTTATGAGGGCCAGAATTATGTGATTAAGGGAATACGAGAAATTACAAGAAGGCATCTAATCGAAGTACAGACAGAATTAGTATCGTAATGGCAAGGAGAAGCACAAGGTTAGAAGTAAATATGAGCAAAGTAGTTCATAAAATGAAATACTATGAAGGTTCTCTTGCTGATGGCCGAGTTCGTGAGATGATGAAGCAAGAAGCAAGGATAATTGCTACAACTGCGAAAGCAAATGCAAGAGCATCAAGCACAACAGTTGCCAATTCAATAGGATTTATAGAGAAAAAAAACTATCCCTACAACATACTTATCGGGCCGAAATATCCACAAGGAAACTTGGCGCACTTGATTGAATATGGAACTGCACCAAGATACACAGCAGATGGAAATTATAGAGGGGAAATGATTGCAAAGCCATTTATGAGGCCAGCAATAGACAATAATATTAGCAGCGTAAAAAAAAGAATTTTAATACGTTTGCAAGACATAGTAAGAAAATTAAAAATAAAATAAAATAAAATGGCAACAGTAGGAACAATTAATGGCACATTACTGCGTTTATTCGTAGTGGATGGTGTCGATGAAAAACCGATTGCAAACTTAGTAAGTAACGATATTTCGTTTACTAAAGATTTGATCGAAGTCACGAGCAAAAGCAGCTCAGGAAGTAAAGAATTTATGTACGGACATTTCGGTGCGTCAGGTTCTTTTGAAGGAAGATTTGAAGATGACTCAGTAGGATCAACGGAATACTCTTTTGAGGAACTTTACTCAGTAATGGTAGCTGGAACAAACTTATCAGTTGTATTTACTACAAATGTAACTGGAGATATCAAGTACACTGGCTCAGCGTTATTAGGTAGCTTATCACTAAGCGCACCAGATAACGATGCAGCAAGTTTTTCTGGAGATATCACAATTACTGGAGCAGTTACACAAGGAACAGTTTAATTTAAGAAAATATGGATAAGATTATATTTTTAGGCAAGGAGTACGATGTTCATTATAATATGCTATCATTTGAAAAGATAGCTGAAGATATGGGCGTTGAAAATATCGAAGAAATGGGGCAGCAAATGATGTCAGGCAACATAAAAGTATTACTGAAAAGTAGTCGAATTATTGCTTACAATGGCTTGCTTTGTGCAAGTAAAGTTAATGGCACAGACTGCCCTTTTGATTCGGTGGAGCAACTTGGCGAAAAAGTTACAAAGTTTTCAGATTTGAACCCATTTAGCGAAGTATTTACAAAAACTTGGCTTGGATTTTTTACTGATAACTCAAATGAAAAAGTAGAAAAAAAGGCGAAGGGGGCAAAGTAGTCCCCACAACCTTTAAACTACTTAAAACAGTGGCCTACGGAGAATTAGGTTTGCGCCAAAAGGAATATGAGGAAAGCAGTCCAGAGTATTTGACTTTAGCAATAGAGGGAAAGCGCAAGGCCGATACTGCAAGAACAAAAGAAACCTATGAAATTGCCAGAACATTGGCTTATTTCTCAGTTTCGCCACACACAAAAAAGAATATCAGCCCTAAGAAATTGTGGCCGTTTTACTGGGACGAAAGAACCGAAGGAACGCTGGAATGGATAAAGGCAAACAAAGACAAATTTGAAAAACTAACATTAAACTAAGTGAAGCAAGGGAAAGCAATATACAATTTATTATCATCTGCCAGTGCAGTTACTGATATAGTTGCAAATCGAATTTATCCATTACGAGTGCCTGATAAAACGGCCTTTCCTTGCATTACTTACCAAACTATAAGCAACGTACCGTATAATTCAAAGTCAGGATTTACAAGCTACCAGTCAAGGGTGCAAGTAAATGTTTTTGAAAACGATTACAACAATGCTTTTATCTTATCGGATGCTATCAAAACTGCATTAGCCGATAAGGTTGGAACGTACGGAACTGTAGTGGTTCAAGGCACAAAACTACTTAACCAAATAGATCAAGAAGAAGATTTTGCAAATGGCTTTGGGTTGGTTCATTTCATTTTAGAATTTAGTATTACATACAATGAGTAGGAAAACAGATTTAAACTTAAGCATTGGCGTTGATGTAAAAAAAGGTTTTGAGGAAGCCGTTGTTGACATAAAAAACAACGGAAACGTATTAGCCAAAGCATCAAAGCAAATTGCTCAAACGATTGGTAAAGATTACAAAAAGTCGTATGATTCATTCAATGCATCTTTTAAAGATACAAGTGCTGAAATAAGAACGCAAAAAGGAATTTTAAGGGAATTAAATCAAGAACTTAAAAGAGTAAAAAAGACATCTGCTGATTATAATAGTCAAGATCCACATGCCCAAAAAAGAAAAATAAACGAAGCAACTGCTGCAATTAGGGCGCAAGAAAGGGCATTGAAAAAACTTACTGGCAAGGCTATGGCCTACAAGGAAGGAATGAAGGCGTCTCAAATGAAGATTGGCATTCAAGATGTAGGAAATGCCGTTGAGGGGGTTGCAAGGTCATTCCAAGTTGCACAAGGTGCTGCTGCTATTTTTGGAGATGAGAACGAAGATGTAATGAAGGCCATGCACAAAATGCAAGCCGTCATGGTTTTTTCTGAGGGTTTAAGGGGTTTAAAGCATTTAAAAACATCTTTTCAAGTATTAAATGCAGTAATACGGCAAAATCCTTTGATTGCTTTTGGTATTGCGCTTGCTGGCGTTGCATTTGCAATTCGTAAGTTTAGAATAGCAAATGACGATGCATATCAAGCGCAAAATGATTTAAACAAAGCTATTGAAACTGGCAATGTAAATGCAGCAAAAGAAATATCGCATTTAGAAGTATTGTACAATAGAGCAACCAGCGATACAAATAGTAGAGAGGATAGGATTGCAGCAGTTAATGAAATGCAAGATTTATATCCAAAAGTCTTGAGTAATTTAGATGATGAAGCCATAATGGCTGGGGAGGCTGCCGATCAATATAATACTTTACGAACTGCAATTTTAAACAAAGCAAGAGCATCAGCAGTAAGTGAGGCATTAGAAAAAAGGGCTGCTGATCGTTTGCCTAAAGAATTAAAGTTGTTAAAACAGATTGAATTACAACAAAAAACTGTTGCAACAACAAAGAAAACGGCAAAAGGAGCAAGTGCGTTTGGTATATCAAAAGAAGAGGAAATAGAAATACAAGAAAATCATTTATCAAGATTTAAGAAAAACTTAAAAACATTTAGAGAAGAAGCAGAAAAATCAGATAAGATTCTTCTGGACATGAGAGAATCTTTTGAGAAAAAGTATAACAAAATTTTAACTCCAGAAGGAAGTGATAAAGGCAAAGGTAAAGGCAAAGGCAAAACAGATAGGCCAAGTTTATTTGAACAAGACAATGCACGACTTGAAAACGATTTAATTGATGCGCAAAATGTAGTTAAGCAAAGTTATCGTGATGGGCTAATAAGCAAGCACAAATATGAGCAAGAAATTTCTTCTATTGAAGTTATGTTTGCAAATAGACGGCTGGAAATAGCTAAAGAGCATCACAAGCAAACTAACAAACTTTTAGGGGTTTCCTTAGATAAGCAAAAAGAGCATTTAGATACATTTGCAACAAAAGTCGAGGGCTTGCCTCCTATCACATTAAAAGTTGATGTGGAAACTCCAGATTTAAAAGAAAACCTTATTCTTCCATTAAATAACGCATCTCAAGAAGCAAAAAAGAATGTTACAGAAGTTGGTAAGCAAGTTCAAGGCTTATTAGAAACAAGCACCGAAGATATGGTTGCTAATATGGCAGTAAATATTGCGAACGCAGCCGATGCAAACAAAACAATCGGAGAAGCAATGGGAGATACTATTTTGGTTGGTCTTTCTGATTTCTTAGTAAATATGGGTAGAATGATGATTGCTGCTGGTGTTACGAAAGACTTGTTCGATAAAGCTATGACACAACTTGGAGGTGGTTTAGTTGCTGCAGGTGCTGGGTTTAGTTTATTGTTAGCTGGTTCAGCAATGAAAAGCGCAATGCAAAAAAACTTATCTCCAGTACCATTGGCTGAGGGTGGAGTAATGAAAGGAACTACTTTTGGATTATTGGCAGAGTATCCTACTGCGAACAACGACCCAGAGGTTGCCATAAGAAGTTCGTATCTTCGTGGAATGATTGGGGATGCAGTCGGTGGCAATGGTGGAAATTATATTGCAGAAACTAAAATAAGTGGCCGAGATTTATACATATTAATGAAACGAGGTCAAACAGATTATAGCAGAGGATAAATGGCAAAAAGATTACATGGAGATGTATATGGAATTAATGGCACAAAATATACCATTGAAATTCACGACCAAGTACAAAGTGCAACATCTTTAGAGTGCAATTTTTCTGCTGATGGAATAGATTACAAAGGCAACGGTAACCCATTATATTTAAATACCATTATGAGTTCAAGTTGTGAGGTCAATATAAAAATTGATTCTCAAGGCAAATTGAATATTATTTGGGATATAATCAGCAAAGGCGAAAACTGGTATTATATAGTAATAAAAAAAAGTGATTCTATTTATTGGATAGGATCGTTAATCGCTGACCAGATAACAATTCCAAGAGGTTCGTATCAAGGTGTAATACAAACCAGTTTAAAGGCTAATGATAGATTAAGCATTTTGGAGAATTTGCCATTTGACTTTGGCACTTACCAATATGATTCATCAAGAGAAAATGGCCTAAATTTAATTAAACAAATATTGCAATTTGATGTATCCCATTTTTTAGATGAATGGGGTGCAAGTGATAGATATTTGTTAGATAGCATTGAAAGTAAAGAAGCTACTCAAGCTGATGGCGTTCTTTTAAATACAAGTTATAAAAAGCAATCTTTTATTAAGGATTATAATACAAGACTTTACGTTACTGGAGAAGTGGAGTATATTAGTTGTGCCGAAGCCATTAAGCAAATATTAATGCCACATAAGGCTCAAATACTTTTAAGCGATGGAACGTATATTATAAGGCAAGTAGAAAACAATTTTTCAGCAAGCACAGAATTTAACGCTTACACCAAAACGCTTAGTGCTTTAACTACCTACACAATAAGCAACGGCATCAACGTTCAAGATAATGCCAGAAGTTGTTTTGCTGCACAACCTGATTACACATTTCAACCAGCAATAAGAGAGATAAGTAGCGAAATAACAAAGCAAAATTCTGTTGATGCGATCAAAACTACGTTTGATGATTCAAATATGGTTTTAAACTTTCCAAACGGATTAAGCACAAATAAGAATGTAAAGCTTTCATTTAAGACTGGGGAACTTGTTTCAAGTTATCAAGTTGGAGGGGTTACAAATTATGCTTTTGAAACCCATTTTGCTGCCTTAATTTATGGAACATATGCTGGCGAATATTATTACTACCAAAATAGCGTATGGAATAATAATGGCACAACTATTCCAGATAGCACAAAAAGTTTTATCTTTTTTACTGTTACAAGATATAACAATGCACCAGAGGAATCGGTAGGAAATCTGGAATTTTTAAGTCATTCAGCATTTTTATCTGACGTTGTTATAAATATATGGGCAAGAGATCATATTTATGCTCCACGAGTTAGCTATCCAAGTTTTGACCCTAAATTTAGGCAAGCTTATTGGTCATTCTCTCAAATAGTAACTGCTGATTTTACTGGCTCATTAAGTTTACAAGTAAGCTACAACAATGCCGATGATGATGAAGAGCCAGAATTTGAGGAAAGCAAAAAGTATGCTAACGACATAAAGGCATCAAACGAAAACTTTACAAATGATGTAGAATATAAAAATGTTTATCATAGTGGGGATGAAGATGACATTTTTGGCCTAATGACTTACAATGGTTCAACTTGGGTAGAAAATCCATCAATCCAGCAAGTAGGTTTTACAGAAACTCACAAATTTGAATTGTTGCCTTTAATCATGGCTGCCAATATTTATGAAAATACTGTTTATACTTTAGAAGGTAGCTTGCTAACCAATGGCTCTATACATGCTATAAATTCGATTGAAATAGATGGAGATACTTGGGTGTTTAATGGAGGCCGTTTATTGTTTATGAATGAAAGCATTGATGGCCAATGGGTAAAAATATATAAAAACAATATCAATTCTGGCAATGGTGGCTATTTGGCTCATAGTGGGCAAGATGGTATTTTAAGTGATTTAAGAGGCTTAAATATTAAACTTGAAAAGGTGGATGGTCAAATGGGCGATTTACTCGGACAATTAATGGTAAGGGTTTTTGAAGAGCAAGGAGATACTGCAAACCCAACCGAAGATTCAACAAAGGCTTTAAAATTAGCATATACCCATTCAACTGGGGGATATCAATATAAATTTGAAGAAGAAGCTGCTGGCGTGCCTTTTAACGTGACATCCGATACATCATCCGTTGCATTTGGAGCAACTGTAAACATCACATTAACTGGCTCATATTTCAAAGAAGATAGCGTGGTTTCAATAAGCAAAGGAACGCTGAACACAACCACAATAAACAGTTCAGAAGAAATGGTTTTAAACATTACGGCTATTGCATCTGCTGAGGCAGTTAATACTTGTGATGTTACTATTGATGGCGTTACGTTTACGGCCTTATGGACTTATGAGATAGTTTGGACTGCTGAGTTAGTACCTGGGGATGGAACAACAGTATGGAATACAACTGGTTCAATGACAACTGGCGAGGGGTTTATTTCTTTCCCTAATAATGGCTCAAACTGGGCGCAAGGGGGTTGGTTTGAAGAATTGCCAGATGCAGCCACAACGTTTGAACTTTTGCTTGACCCATTGCGTGAGGGAACAACTGGAACGAATCATTACGGAACTGCTGGATTAGGTGCGCCAGTAACAAGTATTCCAGGATATCCAACTGTTGATCATGGCTTTTATTTTGCAAGTGTTACGGCAATTCCATTGGTTAATGGTGGAACAAGTCTTGGCTCTTTGTCTTGGGCTGATGGAGATACTTTTAAACTTAGTGGAACAAACACAAGTGGCGATTCTTGGGATTTAGTTTGGACTAAAATAAGTGGTGGAGTATCTACCCAAATGAAAACGCAAACAGTCACTATTTCTGGAGAGTTAGATTTCCAATGCGCCCTTTTGCGCCATCGTAAACTGCAAAACATTGTTCTTAAATATTTAACGCCATGATAGATTTAATTGAATATACCGATATAAGCAAAAAAGGTCAAAACCCTTTAAACATTTTAAAGGAAACAAACAATGCTTATGAAAATATAATCTTAGACTACAAAAATGGCCATTACAAATTAGGGGAGTTTTACTTAAATATTGAACCGACTGGTGTTGTTCCTGATATTTTGGTTTGCACTAAAACACAAGAATTGCAATTGGTTGACTATGGCGCAATTATTACAGAGGAATACAAATTTTTAGGAAGCCCAGATGTAACCATTCAAAACCTAATTAAATTAAACAAGGTGGAGTTGAGAAGATTTGAAATAAACCAACGTCAAAATATTGTTGACATACAAATTGAAACTGCTGATGAGGAAGCTCAACCATATGTTTATGATTTGTTTCATGCGTGGAAAAAAGAAATAGAAGATTTCGTGCAATTTGCCACAAGTGATTGGCGCAATGAGATACAAAATGGTGGATGCCCAATTGGCGAAATGCCAGAATCATTATGGCTTGAAATAAAAACAGAATTACTTACATTGGATATATGAAACAACCTTACAGACTTTGGACAATAATTGAACTTGAAACGCAGCTAAAAAAGCAATGCTTTCATTATAAACTTAACTTGACCATTAATCAAATGGTAGATGAGGCGTTAAACGATCAAAGCTGGAATCCATTGTTGGAATATGATGGATGCACTTTGGTGCAAGACAAAGATCACCCTTGTATTTCTTGCTTTCTTCATGACTATCATTGGATAAGTGGGCGAGGGGGATGGAAGTCAAACAAAATATTTTACCATATAATGCTTGCAACTGGTTTTAAAAAGTCAGAGGCAAAAAGAAGATTGATTGGCGTAAATTTAGCTTGGTATTTTTATTATAAATACAAGCACCTAATTAAGCGCAATGTGAACCCATTTACCGAAGGAATGAAATATTATTTGAAACATTTAAAAGGAACTAAAAATGCTTAACTCAATTGAAACTTTTCCGATTTTAGTTATTCCAACAATATTGACATCTTTAGATTTTAGTGGCTACATTGGCTCGGTTGCCAGTATTTTAGCCGTATTATATTGGGTGGCTTTAACGCACAAAACAGTAAAAAAAGACCACAAAGGAAGCTACTGGAAATATTTAAAATGGATATTTACGGCCAGCAATAAATAATGGGAAAGCTACTTAAATTCTTGGGCATTGATGGCAGCAGCAAGTTGTCTTTCATGGCTTGGATAGGTAGCGTTTTTATTATCACGTATTTGATCATAAATATATACCAGATGGTTCAGCTAAATTATTTCTTTGCAAAAGGCAAAGTAAGTGAGGAAGTTTTTGAGAGGCTAATTGGAGGAAATATTAAAGACTTGCTGGAGATTGTAATGGTAATCGTTCTGTTCTTCTTTAAAAATCAAACAACGAAAAATGAATAAGTTAAGTAAGGCAATACGCAAAGCCAATTCAAAGTACAATAAGGAAAACTTTGAACGATTTAAACGTGATATTTTTAAGCACACATTAATCTGGGAAGGTGGCGCAAAGCTGCATAAACTTAAAGGCGATTCAGGTGGCTGGACAATTTACGGCATTGCATTTAATTACAATAAGGAATATTTCAATGACTTAGCGGACTTTAAGGATACAGTATATGATGAAGCTGCTGCCATTGCTTTTTGTAAATATTACTTGCCAGCGCATGTCAACTTGGTGCAACCATTGGCGCAGATAATGTACTTTGACATGAGTTACAATCTTGGCACAAGGCGCACAATTAAGATGATGCAAAAACTGATTGGCGTTGTTCCTGATGGAATTATTGGCAGAAAAACAAAAGAAAAAATGTACTTAGTTAGCTTGGAAAAACTAACTGAAGTAAGAAAGCGCAGATACTATCGGCTTGCCGAAAATAATGCAAGGTTAAAAAGGTTTTTAAAAGGTTGGCTCAATCGAACAAATGACATTGAGCAAAGAAGCTACAAGCACAAAAACAATGTCGAATAACATCAAGCAGCAATATTTTGAACTATTTACAAACAACCCAATACACGAGGACGAAAGCAAAAGTGACTACTATGACAGACTTGGTCAATTAGTTGGAAAGAGTGGCCTTACAATTAAGGAAAGATACTTGCAACTAAAAAGCAAGATCAACGATTATTGCGAAACTGCTGGCATACCAAACAATAACGTTAAACATGGCTGGGTAAAAACAAAAGATACATCTTTATTTTTCACTAATCCAGACTATAAAGGTGCAGTAAATTATGATACTATTCGTGAAAAACTAATTGATGACCTTAAAGCCTATGCACCTAAATACCCAAAGATTAAACGCAATAAAATCAAGGATGGGCATTTGTTGGTTATTGATCCAGCAGATGTTCACATTGGCAAACTTTGCATGGCCTTTGAAACTGGCGAGGATTACAATGAAAACATCGCAGTCAAAAGAGTTTTGGAAGGGGTACAAGGCATCATTGATAAGTCACAAGGTTATAACATAGACAAGATACTTTTTATTGGAGGAAATGACATCTTGCACATTGATTCTCCAAAAAGACAAACAACGGCTGGAACACCACAAGATACGGATGGTATGTGGTACTCAAATTTCCTTAAGGCAAAGCAAGTTTACATAGATTGTCTTGAGATGTTGTTGCCCTTAGCTGATGTGCATTTTACATTTAATCCTTCAAACCACGATTACCAAAGTGGTTTTTTTCTGGCAGATGTGATAAAAAGCTGGTTTAGGCTTAACAAAAATATAACTTTTGATTGCTCAATTGCCCACAGAAAAGGGTTTAGATATGGCCTTAATTTAATCGGAACAACACATGGAGATGGGGCAAAGATGAGTGATTTGCCATTGCTTATGGCCGTTGAATTTCCTCAATGGTGGGCAGAAACAAAGCATCGTTATGTTTACACCCATCACGTTCATCACAAAACGAGCAAGGATTTTCAAGGAATTACAATTGAAAGTTTGCGCAGTCCATCAGGCACAGACTCTTGGCATCACAAAAAAGGCTATCAGCACAACCCAAAGGCCATTGAAGGTTTTTTGCATAGCAAGGACAACGGCCAAGTGGCAAGGTTTACTCATATATTTTAAGCCGTTTTTTTACTTTTGCCCAGTATTTAAGAGTAGACTTTTTCTTATCGCCATAAAAGCCTCCATTCCATTTACGTGCTATCTTTTCATAGCTTTCATTTTTAGCTATTAAATTAAATATTTCTATTGATTTGGCTCTGTTCCAAGCATCAGAATGTTTGTAGGTTACTTTCTTTTGAATGCGATTTATCTCGGCAATCATTATTGGCCTTATCTGGAGGCAACCAATAGCCTTTTCTTTTGCGCAATAGGCTAAGTCATTTCCTTTGCTTTCCACATATATAACGGCATTCACAAAGTCATTCCAAGATACTATTTTTACTTTTGTTTGTGGTTTTACTATTGCGAGATTTGCTGCTGGTTCTTTGGCTGCAAAAAAGGTCAAGGCAATTAGGGCTAAAAATATACTTTTCATTTGCTTAAATTATAGGTCAAGGCAAGGCCAAGAGCAACGGCAATTTTGCGCCATCTCTTTTTTCTTTTGCTTTGCTTTAAATGTTTTTTTGTTAGTTGATCGTTAGATTCAGCCAGAGCAATTGCGCTTTGGTTTAGCGTGTCCAGTTCAAAGCTTTTTTGCTTACTTATAATATTGCAAATTTCAAGCATATTTTCTTTGCCTTTTAATTGAGTGGAGTAATACACCAAAGATTGCTTGCAAGTATCCAAAGGTGTTAGCTTTATTGTATCGTGTACAAAAACGAACTTTTCAATTGTTTGGTATTTAGTTTCAACTTGTTTTAAGGTAAGCACTTTTAAACTATCCATTTGTCTTAAATGGCTTATTTTTGCATCCTGGTATATTTGTTTCCATTTGCTTTCCTTTTCTATGTAAACATTTTTGTACTTAATCGGCTTGGCTTTTTTGCAAAAAAACGTTAATGTGAAAAGCATACAAGCGCAAATGAGGATTAGAATAGAAATTATTTGTTGTGTTTTTAAACGCATTTTGCAAAGCTAAATAAATAAGGTGGTAAAAAAAATACTTTTATTTTTAACTTTTTTAGTTACATTTGTTGCATAATGATAAGAAATATAAATAAAGACCAACCAATTTATTCAAGCGTTTGCA